CGCGGGCAGAGCGAGTACCGCATTTCCGCCGTCTCAGGGTTGACCCTGACGGTTCAGCGCCTGACTGAGGCTGGCGTGCCGGACACCAGCTGGCCGGGCTGGACGGCCAGGACATCGACGGACTACCGGGCAACCGGCCTCAAGGAAGGGGAGGACTGGCTGGGCCCGTTCCTGGTGTGCCCCGATGGCGAGACGACCGACGCTTTCGAGTACGACATCAACTTCCCCGGCGGTTTGATCTGGTACACGGACAAGGGGAAGAGGCGTACCTTCACGGTGAACATCCGGGTTGCGTGGCGCGTGTACGGCTCCGGCGCCCCGTGGTCGGTGCGCTCGCACACCTACACCGAGATGTCCGAAGACGCCCTGGGCTACACCCAGCGCATCACGCTGCCGACGCCGGGGCAGATTGAGGTGAGGGTGCGGCGGGTGACCGAGCGTGGCGGCAATTCCGCACGGGACGCCTGCTACTGGCAGGGCCTGCGTGCGCGCCTGGCGCAGCGCCCGACCCGCTACGCGGATCTGACCACCATCGGGCTGACCGTCACCACCGGCACGAAGCTGGCGGCCCAGAGCGACCGCCGGTTCAACGTGGAGGCCACGCGGCAGTACGACACCGGGACCGCGCGGACCATCAGTGGCGCCATGACGCACGTGATGCGTACCCTGGGCCTGCCCGACGATCAGGTGGACAGCGAAACGCTGACCCACCTGGAGAACACCTTCTGGACGCCGCGGGGGGAGTTCTTCGACCTCAGCGCGGAGAAGTCCGGCACCAGCGCCCTGGACATCCTGCAGATGGCTGCGCAGGCCGGCATGGGCTACTTCCTGCTGATCGATTCCATGTGCTCGGCAGGAAGGGAGGGGATCAAGG